CAGGCGCTCGGCATCCTGGAGGAGTCATCCCTGTCGACGCCGACACTCTACGGCTCGACGATTCTTCCCGCGCCGGGGGCGCCCGAGCCGATCGGCGTGTCCAACCAGCGCATGATGCAGGCCATGGGCGATGCCCAGGTGTACGAGGCGCTGGGAGCGTGCAGCTGCACTGGAACATGCGGCTGCGGGACGAGTGCGCCAGCCGCCGCACTCTCGGACATCGCGGATTCGGTACCGGGCGGCTGGGTCACGCTCGGCGTGGGGGCGTTCCTGGTGTGGCACTTCATGAAGAAGCGGAGGCGGTGATGTCCATGTACTGGTCCGGCGGTGCCGGTTGCGTAGCCGTCGGGAAGGGCCCTTCCGAACAATGTCCCTGCGATGGTTGCCGCCGATTCACCGAAGACCAACGCGCGCTGGATGCCCTGCCCGGTGGACGGTTCGCGCGAATACTGCTCGGAGCGCTTGCCCTCGGCATGTACAAGCGTCGATAGATCCATGCGCTACTCGGTCTACAACTATGATCGGCACGCCTTCGACTACTACGAGGCGCCGGGGGCAGGCGGAACCCATGCCGGTTCACCCCCGGTCCCTCGAGCGATGGGCGAGATCGGTGCGACGGCCGAGCGCGCCGCATGGAAGCTGCCAGCCTCCGCTCGGAAGGTCGGCACGGGCTTTCTGCCCCAGGGCAGGATCGCCAGCCTTGGCGGGGCGGATGGCTCGTGGGATCCGACCACGCTCCTCGCCTACGCAGCCATCGCCTACGTCGCATGGAGGACACTTCGATGAGCTATCTCAGATCAAGGGGGACGCGAAGATACGCGCTGCGGCGACCGCTTGGCGACGACACGACGGGTGGCTGCACGTTCGATATCAGCGCCCCGGGCTGGATGAATTGCCCGGATACCACGGTCAGCACCTGCGTTGATCAGGCGAATGCGGCCACCGCGCCTTTCGATGCCAAGGTAAATGATGTCGCCCAGAACTGGCAGCCCACAGGTTTCTACACTGCGAGTGACATCCGCTCGATTGTGAGCTCGGTCATGGCGACGATCACTCAGGCCCAGGCGCTGGTCGACCAAGCCGCCAAAGAGCCCAACGCATCGCAGGACAGCGTCATGCGGGCGACCGACGATCTGTCCAACGCCGGGAAGAGGTCGCTCGACTACCTTCAGGCGGCGAACCAGGCCGATGCGCAGGGGACGCGCGCCATCAACGCCGTGGGGCTCAAGCGCTGGGTGACGGACTCGCTGGGCGCGGCCTCGAACGCCATGGGCACGGCCATGGTGATTGGTTGCATCACGCCGTGGTGGGTCGGAGCACTGGCCGCGTTCCAGTCCGCGTTCGACAAGGCGTGGACAGTGGTCAAGGCCGTGGTCGGCACCTTGCTGCAAATCGGCGAGGACGCCCTGACGGTTGTCGACCATCTGCAGGACATCTACAACGTGCTCAAGTGGGGCGCGCTGGCCCTCGGCGCCTACTGGCTATGGACCAACGTCGTGGAGCCCGAGATCCGATGAGCCGGCCCGCATCCAAGGCGTTTCTCAACGCACTGCGCGTGTCACGTCGTAGAGACGATGCCGAGCAGGCCATTGCTAAATACAAGGAGTTTCATCGCTACGATCCAAAACAGATCGGCGAATTTCCGGCGTCATTCCGCATCCCGGAGCGCGTGTACCGCGCTGGTGCGATGAAGTTCGTCTGCTACCGCTCGGGCAAGATCGACCCCGAGACGCTGAGGAAGCCCCGCAAGCCAGTCAACTACATCCACGACCACGATGCAGGAGTGACCTGCTACCTCCCTGGACCAGGGGATGCCGAGGGTCCTCGGGTGGATGTGCCGCGCCAGTTCGTCGATGTCCCGGCCCTGACGCGGCTGGGGCACTGCCTTGGGTTCTGTTACCAGGATGCTGACGGCGAGGAACAAGAGGGCGAGGGACGCGAGCCCCTGCCCGATCTCTACACCACGCCGGATGGCAAGTGCCTTCTGGTCATCCAGTCCAGGAAGACCGTCCTGGCCATGATGTGGGGCGGGGCCCTGGGCGTGTACGCGCGCGGAATCGATGGATGACACATGCCCGTTGTCGCTGAGCCATCCATCCCAACCTCGCTGATGCCGATGCTGATCGCCGCGATTCTGGCGCTGGCAGGCGTCATCGCCTACCTGTTCCGCTACTACAGCAAGCGCGCGGAGGAGCACGGAAAGGAGCGCGAGACATGGGCCAAGGAGCGTGAGGCGTGGGCGGCAGAGCGCGCGCGCCTAGAGCGCTTCCAGATCGACCTCCGCGCCGAATACGGGGCGAAGTATCACTCGACGCTCGAGACGCTCTACAAGGAGGCCCGCGAAACCGAGGCGCTCGCTCGGCGCGAATACGCCGAGAACATGGAGAGCGTCGCACAGAAGGCGGCCGAGGCCTCCAGTAAGGTTGCAGCGGTCATGGACAAGATCTACGACTACCTCATCCGGCCGCGAAGGACCCCACACTAGAAGGAGTTGGCCATGCCACCCAGGAAGTTCCCCGAGGGCAGTAGCGTCGTGAATGCGAGGGTGGAGGCGGCTTGCCTCCGGGCAATCGACTCCTGCATGGCAGTGGGCAGATCGGCCGACCGTCTGGCCACCGAGCTCGACCACATGAACCCGAGCTCGGGCATCATCCGGCTGCCGGTGGAAGAGGATGACAGCCTCGTGGTGGCGGTGAAGGAAGCCCGAGAGGTGGCGAAGCCGTAGAACGGCGGGCCCTTGCGGGCTCCCCTCCGAACTTTATCCCCAGCCGGTAGGTATGGCCGCCGTACTAGCGCGCTTGCTCGCGTTCCGGCGGTCTGGGCATCCGGGGCAGCGGGATGCGTGGACAGGATACCGCATAGTTGGAAGAGTTCCAGAGTCAAGAAACTCCAAATAGGGGGTTGACTAAAGTTGGTGATGCGCGCGGTGTCGATCTCGTGCCCATCCTCTTCGTCAACGGCAAGCGTCGCGGGTTGCGGATCCGTGGCAGCGCGGCGGTGAGCAACCCGGTGCGGCGGAGGCGACGCAATCCGGCCCAGATGATCCCGCTCACGCACCAAGGCGTCCGCGATCTTCGACCGGGCGCGAGCGTGCGCAAGCGCAAGGGATCGCGGTGGGGGCGACGCAATCCGGCCCGCCGTAAGCGTCGCCAGCCGGCCGCACTTGCCCGCTATTGGGCCAAGCACGGCACCCGCACCCGGCGGCGCCACCGCATGCCCAAGGGGCTGAGGGACTACTGGGCGAAGAAGCACGGCAGCAAGACCCGCCGCCGCCATCGGCGCCGGCTGAAGAGCAATCCATCCCGCAGGAGACACGCAATGGCCAAGGGGTCGAAGAAGCGAAGCGCCGCCATGAAGCGGTACTGGAGGGCCCGCAAGCGCGCCGGCAAGGTGGGCGCGTTGGGCCGCACCAAGCGTCGGCGTGCGCGCCGCACCGGCTCGAAGCGCCGGGGACGCGCCCGGAAGGTGTACCACGCGCGGAAGTCCCGGCGGCGGCGCAGGCGCACGGTTCACACCATGGTGCATGGCGTACGTGTGACCCGACGCAGCCAGCGGCGCCGCAAGGGGCGTCGCGCCACCAAGCGGATGTCCTCGCGGCGGATGCACATGCTGCTCGGCCCGGAGGCCGCCACCGTCCGGATGAACCCCGGACGCCGGCGCCGGAAGCGGCGTCGGTCGCGCCATAGCGGCTACACTGTGCGTCGCAGGCGTCGGCATCACCGCCGCTCACACCGGTCGCATCGCCGGAGGTCCTACCGGCGCTACCGCCGGAACCCCGGCATTGGGGACATCTTCACCGAGCTGAAGCGGGTCATCCCGGTCGCGATCTCGTTCGTGGCCAACCGGATGGTCGTGAACAAGTTCGGCCCGATGCTTCCAGTCGTGTCCTCGCTGGGCACGCTGCAGGGCCCCGTGCTGTCCGTGGGCTCTCTGCTGCTGACCAACTTCGCCACCAAGAAGGTGGGCGCGCTGGCCAAGCATCGCGAGGCGGCCATGATGGGCGCCGGGTTCCAGGTCCTGGCCTCGCTGTGGACCGCGTTCGCTCCGGCCAGCATCCAATCGGCGGTCGGCGACTACGTCAACATGGGCGACTACGTGGCCGTGGGCGCTGCCCCGCCGCTGAACGAGCGCATCACCATGTCCGACTACGTGGCGGTGGGCGCCGACGGCGTGGAGCAGGAGCTCGGCATGGGCGTGGAGGAGGAACTGGGCGTCGACGAGGAGCTCGGGAACGTGCTGCTGGGCGGCTTGCCGGGCCCTACCAGCGGCTCCATGGCCATGATGAAGCCGGTGCCATCCCAGGCGTTCATCCAGCCGATTCCCGCAAGGAGCTTCACGAAGGGCATCCCTGGCGTGACGCCAGCGTTTGATGCTTCTGCGGATCTGTACGCGGGCATCTTCGGCAAGTTCGGCGGCGGCGGCTGATCCAGGGCGCCGGTAGACCGAGTTCACGAGATCGACACCGAGTTCACGAGTTGTGGCTGGCGGTCCCAGCCAGGTGACAGCGGAAATTCGTCCTCCGTCGCCGAATCAAACGTACCACAAAGGAACTCTTCGATGCCTCGTCTCCACGGCTACCGTGAGCGGCTCCATCAGCCGCTCTGGGATACCCTGGTGCGCTCCACGGGCGCCCCGGCCACCCCCATCGTGAACAGCACCAAGCTGTTCGGCAACGCCAACATCGGCAACCTGGCGCTGACCAACCTCCAGACCGCCGGCCAACTCGCGTCGGATCAGACCTACGTGATCCTGGCCCTGCGCTGCTTCATGTTCTTCGACGGGCCGAACCGTCGGGACAACTACTTGAACGTGACATCGCAGCTGTTCTGGACGCTGGTCGTCGGCACCAAGCCGATGTTCCAGGCGCCGTGCTGGTACTACCCGGCGGGCGGCGGCGTGTGGGGCTTCGACTCCACCGCGTCGATCTTCTCGCACGGCACCCCGGAGCAGGCGTCGATCCTGAAGCTCGCGAGACCGATCATCGTGCCCGTCCGGCAGAACTTCGCCGCCCAGGCGGACTTCTTCGCGATCGGTACGACGAGCGCCCTCAACGGCCTCAACGCCGCCGATCCGGACGACATCCTGAACATACTTTTTATGTTGGATGGTCTTCAGACGAGGGACGTTCAGTAACCGAGGGCAGTTCGATACTGCCCCGTCGCCCGGGTATCCGCAAGCCCGATCTGCCCTGACCGGCTCGTCGGGCCCCAAATCGCGTTCACGAGTTGCCACCGCCGAGGATTCCTCGACGTGACCCACCCCGGCTGGACCGGGTGAACCCCGCAAGGGAGAGCGACATGCCACAGCAACTGGACCCTGGAGCCGCCGCCGCCCTACGATCCCACAAGGGCGCCATCATGGCGCTCCAGAACACCGTCAACCAGCTCATCGCGCAGGTCAACGCCCTGCAGACGAAGCCGGACACGGTCTGGGACGAGATCAACAAGATCCCGGGTAGATGGATCGAGTCCACGCTCTCGGGCGAGGTGACGTTCACCATCTCCGATCTGGGCAAGCGATCCACGCCGGTCATCATCACGGTATCGCAGGATGGTCCGTTCATCCAGACGCACTACCCTCTGGTGCTCTGGTTTCCCAGCGCGCCCGACAACGCCACCAACTTCGGTTTCTGGCGCCCGGTTTCGACCTTTCCCCTGCCGACACAGGTCGTGAGCACCGACATCATCGATCTGCAGTACGAGATCGTGGACGGCGGCTCGCAGCGGCAGTTCCAGAACGCGCCACGCGGCCCCCTCTTCTCGAGGCCGGACAACGTCGTGCCCCTGCCCTCACCGGTGCAGTGGGCGCCCAACGCCACCTTGAACTTCGTGCCGATCTACCAAGCCATCACCTTCAATGGCTCGCCGGTTCCACCGACGGTGGGCACGCTCCACGTCGACTTCCCCGGCTTCCGCATCGTGAACCTCTGATGACGTACATGTCGCCACGCGACTTCGCTGCATGGCAGCGCGCGCACGGGCTCACCCCCTACAGGCGTCGCGGAGCCATGGGCGATGTCGCGGCGGATGTCACACCGACCGATCTGGTCGCCCAGGTCAATCGGTTCGGTCCAGGTGCGCCATCGGCCTATCAATTCGTTACCACGCCGTTCACCGCGCCGGTGGCCGTCCTGGGCATCACGCTGCTACCGATTAGCATCGGCCTTGCCACCACGGCCCTGACGATCTACCAGCGGCGAGCGACCGATGCGTACAATCAATTCCACGATGCGGGATCCGAACAGGCCATCGCCGACGCAAATGCGGGATTTGCCGACCCGGTTGGCTTCGTGACTTCCCATCTTGGACAGGTCACCCAGACGCTCCAGGCCTTCGCTGACTCTCTCGGGATCCCGGCCGCCGTGAGCGGCTCGACCGCCAGTCCCGAGGCGGGACTTTCCACTGGCACGCTGATGCTGATTGGCGGGATCCTAGCGGTATGGTGGATCATGGAGCGCGAGCAATGACCGCCGCCATCACCACCCAAGAGGTCCAGAAGGCCGCCGCTGAGCTCGCCACGATGCGAAGCAGCTTGGCCTCGTGGCTCAAATACCGAGCGCTCAACGATCAGGTCACGGCCGGCACTGCCAAGGTGCGCAAGCCTTTGGCCTATGCGCAGCGTGTGGTGGCGCAGCGCGACATGGCCATCGAGCAGGACTTGGCCACCAAGCTGTCAGTGCTCCTGGCGGCGCTCATGCCCGGACAGACGCTCCCCGCCGCCGATCTGTCGGTCAATCCCGCCGGCGCGGTGCAGTTGGCGCAGATCGCGCTGGCTGGCCCCTCTATGCTTTCGAGCCCGTCGCCGACCGGCGGCATCTTCGGTGCGGGTGGGCACCCATGGCTGTGGCCGGTGCTCATCGTCGGCGGGCTCCTTTTGGTGGCCACGACCGCTATCACGAGCGCGGCGGACGTGGCCAAGGATCAGGAAGAGAAGGCGTGCATCGAGTCCGGCGCCTGCACGGACTACGGGTTCTGGCTGAAGGCGGGCGGCGTCCTGGTACTGGCGTGGTTCGCGTGGGAGAAGCTCGGCGTCAAGCACGCACTGGAAAAGAAAGGGAGGTCGTGATCGATCCCGCCTGAGGTCGCTCGTCGATGCAAGTCGGCGTGACGAGAGCGCCGTGGTCTCCTTTCCCACGTCGAACCTCAAACCCCGGAAAAGGCGTCGACCCAGCGACGGGCGACCTCAGGCGGGATCCCACGAAAGCACACCATGAGCTACCAGCGTTATCGCAAGCGTCTCCCATTGCAGCCCATGGGCGATGTGGTCGGCACCATCGGGACGGTGCTCGACGTCGCCAGCGATCCGGCCATGCCCGAGATCGTCTGTCGCATCCAGCAGCTCCAAGCCATCGACCGAGGCCAACCAGTGGGCGTCTGCGCCGAGACGCCGCCGGGCATCGGGATGCCCTGGATGCAGAACGTCCTGCCCGTGCTGCGCGGCTACGTCTACGCTCAGCAGAACAAGTGGGTATATCCGGTGGCCGTGCTCGCCGCCATCGGCATCCCTATGTGGATCGGCTACGAACTGGGGAGGAAGTGACCATGAAGACCTCAACACTCTTGCTTCTCGGAGCTGCTGCTGCTGGCTACTACTTCTACAAGAAGAACGCGGCTTCACAGACGGCGCCGGCAGCGGCCTCAACCGCAGCGGTGACCGCGACCACGCCCGCCTCCTCGGGCGATGATGCGTCACCCGAAGATATCGCTGCGGCGACTGATGCCTCCCAGGTCGGGGCCAACGCCATCGTCCCAGCCGTGGTCATCGTGCAACCCGATGACAGTTACGACTCGTACGGGCCCTGGGGATGGGGACCGTCCTGGGGGAGTTTCGGGGGCGGTGGACGTCATCATGGCGGTGGCGGGCACCACGGGGGTCACCACTGATGTCGTACATGCGAGATCCGGACCGCGCGACACGCGGCGTGCGGGCGATCGCATCAGCTGACAACTCGCCCAGGCGACAGGCACACCAGTTGCGGCGGATCCATGCGACGCAGTCCAGGGATCGCGCCATGGCGAGCATCGCGCGCGGGGCGCTGGGACTGGTGGCCATGGACCCAGGGGCAGCAGGTGGGGGCGTTGCCAGCAGTACTCCATCCGGGACGTACAAGATCGGCTTTACGCCCGGCGCGACGTACACCTCGTTCACCACATCGACGAACATCACCCCGCAGCCGCCGCCCGTGTACACCGTGTCGGGCGACGGCCTGGTTCCGCACCCGCAGCCGATCGATCCGCGCGCACTCTTGCCACCACCGACTCCTGCACCGCCATCGGCTTCCGCGGATGCAGGAGGCGGGGGTGGCGTGAGCAATGTCGGAGTGGCCATGGGCCCGGCGTCTTCGCCGATCCCTCCGATACCCCCGCTTGACATAGGCGAACCGCCCGTGACGGCGCCAGCGAGTGACAACACGATGCGGAACGTTCTTATCGCGGGAGGCGCCGCAGTCGCTGCCTATTTCTTGTTCTTTCGCAAGAGGTCGTCGTGACCTACGCGATGCGCAAGACACCGCGATCTTCGTTCATGCCCCGCCGCGACAGCATGGGTGACGACGCGACAGCCACCATCGTGTCGTCCGGCGTCATGTCGCCGCCCATCGTAACGCCAATCGTGCCGACCGTGGCCATGCCGCCGATCCCAGTTCCTGCGCCGGTCGGCTCGGGCCTGAGCCAGTACGTGCTTTGGGGCGGACTGGCCTATCTGGCATACTGGCTCTGGTCCAAGGAGTGACCCATGTCCTACTTCAAGCGCCTCCCGCCTTCCGCCCCTCGCCCCGCAGTCCGCAGACGTGGTCTTCTGGGCATGGGCGACTTCTCGGACTCCACCCAGTGCTCCGAGATCCCGCTGGGCGATCCATACCGCAAGCCCGGCAACTACTGCGCGACGCCCGATGGCGGGTTGACCACGTTCAACGCTGACGGGTCGACCTATCGCCAGCCGGGCTACGCGGTGGATCCGGATCCCGCCCACCCCGTCGGGACGACAGTGACTTCAGGTTCGACATCGAGTTCGGACTCCGGCGTGACCGGTGTGCTCTCCAGCATCGCCAAGGCGTTCGGCGCTGGCTTGGCGCCGCAACCCACGGTGGTTGTGCCGCAGTCTGGAATGTCCACCGGCACGATGCTCGCCCTGGCCGGCGGCGCCGTGCTGCTCGTGGTCCTTTTGTCGCGGCGGAGTTGAAGGAGGGCCTCATGGCGTACATGCGCAACGACCTCATCAGCCGCACCGGGTACTCGGGCGTGGGCGGATGGCTCGATACGCTCATCAGTGATGCGGGCTCCGTGCTGCAGATCTATGGCTCGACCCAGCAAGCCAAGGGCGCGGCGGCGCAGAGTAGCCAGGACTTACAGGCGGCGCTGGCAGCGCAGCAGCAGGGATCCAGCACGACCACCATGCTGCTCATCGGGGGGCTGGCGGTGGGGGCGTTCCTGCTGCTGAGGCGGAAGAAGAAGGAATAGCGCTTCACCACTCGGTGGAGCAGAGGAATCCGCGACCGCTCGATAAGGCCCATTCGGATGCCGTCTTGGTGGCCTTGTCGTCCCAGCCCCGGTCATTCACATTGCGGATTGTGATCAACTTGTCGCCGGGTACTTCGGTCCACTCATCGATCGACCAGCCTTCCTGCTCGAACGTGGCTCCGTAGTGTGCCTCGACGACGCGCTGGGCGTCCCCGAGACAGCGGGCGACCACCGTGTCGGTGTGGTTCGTGAATACGCGGAGACCGCGTTGCGCTCCCTCGTAGACGCTCTCGTTCATCCTTGAACTCCTTTCGAGCGGAAAGGCTATCCGATCACGGTGCCATCCGGCTACCATGACGACATGGCAAACGAAGTCGAATCAGTGGTCATCGGCAAGGTGGTCTCCTACCTGCGCAAGGAGGCCGCAGCGTTCGATGGCGTGATCACGGAAGGAGAGGCGCTGGGCGAGGATGTGCGCTGGGCAAAGGTGAAGCGGATGTCCGTGAACGCCATGGCCGACCGCATCGACCGCGGCGACTGGAAGGCGGAGTAGGCGCATGTCGCGAGGCCTGCACATCGACCTATCCGACCCCCGCGTACAGCAGATGCTGGGCCCTCTTGCCAGTGGAAAGCGCGAGGTGGTGCAGCTGGCCGGGGATGCGCCGGACCCCACTGGCCTGACCGACCACACCGGCCTCCAGTCCACCCATAGCCTCACGGCAGGCAAGCAGGAGGTGGTGGTGGTGTTTGGGGACCTGCTGCTCACCCTGGATGTCTACGCTTTGCCCGGAGAGCCAATGCGGGTCCAGATCATCTGCCCTCGGTGCCACAAGCACTCGACCATCCGGGGGGATCGGAAAAAGATCGAGTACGAGGCGAGGTCCTTGAACCCGCAGGCACGCCGGATCCATCTCTTGGCGAGTTCGGTTGCCGAGTTGGCGGCGATCTCCATGTTCGGTCGGCTGTCCGTCGAGCCCTTCGAATGCGCCTGGGAACTCGGCGACGCCAAGCATGTGGCCGGCGCGCTGCACACCGGGGCATCGCTTTGCCGGTTGCGGCTGGTCATAGAGGACAACCGTGCCAGGGAGGTCTGAGGCCATGCCATCGCACGAACGAGAGCTCGAAGACTACATCCTGCAGGGGATGGCCCACGCGATCTGGAGTCACGCCTTCATCCAGTGGGCTGCCAACGTCGAGCCACCGCCCGAGCTTCCGCCGAACTCGGACTGGACTGATGTCACGCCCCCGACCCCGCCGGGCGCGATGGCGGCCGCCAAGGACTTCGCGCACGGGATCAGGGAGTTCAACAATCTGCGTCTGTATCCCATGGCCCAGATGTTCCTGGCGACGCGTCGCTACGCGCAACCACGCCGGAGTTCCGTTCGGACCACCGAAGCAGATCAGGCGTTCCAGTTCGGCGAAGAGGTGGCAATGTCGTGCCTGGGCACGCTCGAGGTCCCCGAGATCGCGCAGTACAAGCTCCCCCAGATGAAGGCGATGCTCGACGATGATGGGCAGGCGCTGAGTTGGGACGAGGGCTGGACCTGGGCGGGACGACCCGAGCCGACGGACAACCCGCAGTGGCCCGCCTCGTCGGTACAAAGCCTGATGTTCGACAGCCACAGGTACACCGACAAGCAGGCCAAACGATGGGCGCAGGATCACGGGTTCAAGTACGGGAGCTTTGAGACCAGCGCCAACTATCACCGACTTCGCCAGTTCGATCCCGGCTACGGACAGCCCTGCCGGACCATCGAGTTCGGTCACGGGATCAAGGCCATCGTGTGCGCCACGCGCAATCCTTCCGGCCAACCGCTCGGCATCGAAATTCTGGTGATGGAAGACGATCCGAAGATCCAGACTAGATTGGCGCGGATGCTGAAGCAGATGCTTACGAACCCACACATGATCTTTGCCGACAACGTGGGAGCCGCAATCGCCGATCTGGAGGTCCACGAGTTCGGACTTGTCATCAGCGATCTCTCGGTGTTGGGTAGCCGTAGCGGCCTTGATCTCTTCGAGCACATCAAGACACACTATCCGCAACTCGTCGATCATTTCGTCTTCTTCACCGACGACGAGCGGGCTCAGCGGGCTCATTATCGCTACCTGCAGAAGGGCGGCGCGACCACGGAAGATCTGAAGCGCGTGATCCGCGCGCCCACTCCTGGACAGGCAACCCGAGCCGCGACGCAGATGCCACTCGACGCGTTCGCGAGCACCGTGCTGGCACATGCTCAGCGCATCCGGCGCACCGATGATCCCCAGGGTCGCGCGATCGGCCGATATGGTCATAAGGTGTTTGTCGCCGCGCTGTGGCGCGATCTGAGCCATGATCCCCGGATCCAAGCGATGGGGCTGTCAGGGTTCAAGCGCTCTCTATGGGAGTCGCATCGTGCGGGACTGCTCGAGCTCGCGCGTGCGGACCTCGTCGGTGCCATGAATGACACGGAGGTGGTCCAGTCCGAGATCGCGCAAGGCAACGCGACGTTTCATTTTGTCGTGGATCCGAAGTCGCTTCCCGCCGCAGTCACTCCCGTGCCTGCCTTCGTCGCGCCGCGTCTCGACGACTTTTCACAGATCGTGCTTCAGGCGCTCCCCGGGATTCGACAGCACATAGGCGCCTCCGGTCGCCCCGCAGGACGGTTCGGTGACGACAAGGTCTTCATCGCGGCCGTGTGGCGGCAGATCAAGGGCGACCCGCGCCTCGGAGGCATGACCATGGACCAGTTCAAGCGGAATCTCATACGCGCGCAACGTAATAGAATGCTGAATCTGGCACGCGCCGATCTGGTCGGCGCGATGGATGGTGCTGAGGTCGCACAGTCCGAGATCGAGGATCTCGGCGCAAGTTTCCACTTCGTCCTGGACCCCAACGCCCGCAGCTCTTATTGAGGCATGGTGTACACACGCGTCAAAAGGTTCGCCCTCGGCGCTACGCCGGTGGACGCCGAGCCACCACAGGTCGGGCGTCCGCAGCCGCCGATCTATCCGCTGCAGATCGGCGCACACGGGGGATGGCTCGAAGTACGTGCCACGTCGGCGGATGGTTCTTGTGGTGTCCATGGCTACCCGTGCAAACATCCCGGGGTGGACGTTGCTGGGTCCGCCGGGACCTCCGTCGTGGCCCCAGAGAGCGGCACCGTTGTTGCCGTAGGCAGCGGCTTGGCTGCACCATTCGTCGGCTACGGGCCCTGGTTCGTCATCATCCAGGGCGATGACAGCGGAAAGTTCCATCTCCTGGCGCACCTTGAGCCTGCGACGGCTTCGATGGCTCCGATGGGGGCGCAGGTTGTGGCAGGGGACCAAGTGGGCGTGACGAGCTCGGCCAACCACACCCACTGGGAAGTGCGGGATAAGCCTGTGCCAGACTTCGCGGCGGGCGAGGACAACTTCTCGAACAACACAGACCCGCTGGGCTGGCTGTCAGGTGCCTCGATGGGGCTCGTCGGGACTGCGCTCCTGGTCGGCGGCGCCGCCCTGTTCCTGTGGCTGCTGTTCAGCTAGTCCGGCAGCCGGTGCCCGGCTTGCAGCTGAAGTAGCACCCATCGTAGTAGACCTGGACGTTCAGGTTCGCCGCGATGCGGCGCTTCCGGCAGCAGACCGTGCGGATGGGGCGTCGCCTGGGGTTGCGGATGGTGATGCCGCGCCCGTCGCCGAGCTCGACGCGGTAGCGAAGCGCGGAACGGAACGGGGCGCGGTAGAGGTGGACCGTCACGGGCGCTCGCCGTCGAAAAGGCTCATCGTCCGAGGGAAGCGCTCGGCCAAGATGTCGTGCACCGCGTTGGCGTACTGCCGGATCTCCCATTGCGCATTCGGCGCCATCCGTAGCGTGAGGAACGCGAGCCAGTTGCGGAGCACGGCCGAGGCGCGCATCCGCGAGTAGCGCCCGACAGGCAGATGGACGCGGGCCAGTTCCTTCGGCACGCCGGCCGCGAGGGCGAGGCGATACAGCCGCTCGTCAGCGGCATATGCCTCGCGCAGCTGATCAAGATAGATCTCAGCGTTCTGCTCTGTCATGTCAGCGGCGCCCGCGATGCGTCCGGCCTGCTTGTTGGTCTTGCTGTTGAGCATCAGGCGCTCGACCGTCGGGATGTAGTTCACGTCAGGTAGCGGAGTGTACCGCGCGCTCATCTCGTTGTACGACTGCGTGCGATGCCGGTGCCATTCGCGGAACACAAGGATCGGCGCCTCCACCTCGACGATCGCCCCTGCCATCTCGAATGGTGTGGCGTGCTTATTGTCGTAGAGGAATGCGAGGAATTTCTCGTCGCCGTGCTCGGCCTCCACGAGCCCGTGCTCCGGGCATCGGTACGCCATGCCGATGCCCTCCCGGTTCCCTGCGACCACCGCACCGCAATGCGGGCATAGCGGCCCCCAACCGAGGAACCCCTTCCCGGTCGACATGCGCGCAGCCTCAACGATCCGCTCGTCGGATCCCCACGTCTCGATCAACTCGACGCTACCGTGATCGAGGATCTTCACTTGGCCACCGCCTCTCTGCGCGTGATCTCACGATCGAGGTACCAGCGCGCCTTCTTCAGATCCTCGAGACCAGCCCTCGCCGCGTGGCGTAGGATGTACTTGACGACGTTCCCGAGACAGAACCCGAGGTCGAAGTCCTCGATGATCCGCATGACGGTGTCGCCGCGATAGTGAGCCGGGTTGACCGGATCGTCGGGCATGTCGAACTCCTTTCCGCTTTCCGCTGTCACGTTACTCGATCCATACCGCCTTCGGCTACGGTACTCTCGCTCCATGGCGAAGCGAGTCACGGTCCCGCTGGGTCACCGCCCCGCAATGCGGGTGCCGGTAGGTGGAGCGACGTGCGCCAACTGTAAGTTCTACTCGGTGCATGGTGGGAGGTACGGCACCTGCGGGGAGCCCAACTACCGGGCGTTTTACGGCACCCGGCTGATCCCCTGTCCTCCCAGCGAGTTCTGCTCCGATTGGTACGAGCCGGCCGTTCCGCTTCCGCCCTGCTGAGGAGTTGTGGCATGGTGGTGGGCATGAAGATCGAAGGAACTCCAGTGCTGGTGTTCGACAACGAGGGCGAGTACACGCCCGAGAGTATGGCGCGCCTCCTCGCCGGGCCCGGTTTTGGCGGCGCTCGCGATCGCCCCTACGATGGTCAACCGTGGACCGCGCATGGCGAGCGCGGGAGACAGATTGTCGCCGGTCTGACGATGCGGGACATCGGCGACTGCATCGCTCGAGGGGCCGTTCTTTCGGGATTGGACGATGAGACGCCGAACATCGACCGGACCGCAGTGATCCAGGCCGCCCTCGTCGAGATCGAGAAGATGATGGGCATCTACCCGAACGTGCCGGATGGGCCAGTGCGGATCCCAACGCTGACCATCGGCGTTCCTTCAGATCCGTCCAAAGACGCTTCGTGAAGATCACGTACCACAAGCCGGCCGCCCGGGGCGTCGACCAACTGATGTACGTCGGTGACGACGCGGCCGTGGAGAGCGCGACAGGTGGCCTATCCACGCCGGTCAAGATCGCGATCGCTGCCGTAGCGGCGTGGTTCCTCTTCTGGAGGAAGTGATGACCCGCCGCTTCATCCGTTACATGGCCGCCACCGACTCCTCCCCCATCGGGATGTTGGCGCTGGGGTACCTGAGTGGCCTGCTCCGCATCGCTCCGGTTCGGGTCGGGTCCATGACAGGTGGCCTGTCTGGCCGATGGGAGCACTACGCGCAGCTTCTGGCCACGCCCATGACCGAGGACTACGTGAACGTGGTGTGCTGCCAGCCCGAGCGATGGGCCTGGGAGCAGCGTGTGACGATGCCCACGCGGTGTCCAGACGGAACCGTAGATCCCGCTGGCGAGATCGGAAGCCGCCGCGTGGAGCTCTACACGGAGGGCAAGCACAACGTACTTCTGACGGATTGGATGCCCCATGGCGCGCTGCAACTTGCCGCTGGTCTGCGATACGAACAGATCGTGGTCGCGAACGCTCCATCGCTGGACTACTGGTCAGCCGCCCGCGCCAACGGCATAACCCCCTGGCTCATTCCGTTACCCGTCACCGACCACGAGGTCTTGCGCTCCGTGGTCATGCCGTAGCATTCCACTGACAAGAAGGAGTTCGAGATGGCTGAGTACCGAATCGTCTTCCCGCGATGGAACGAGGACATCGCCACCCACAAGCGGACGCTCGTCCACATCCCTTGCGATCCGGGGGTTGAACTCAAGCGCGGAGACGTTCTCACGATCCTCCGGGAGGACGAGCGCTCGGGCATGCGCGTGGAGATCATTGAAGCCGGCCGGGTTCGGTTGGTCGACAGTCTGACGCCTCTTCCAGGGCCTGCTGCAGCAGCCGCGCTCAATGACATGGCGCGACTCAATCTGATGCCACGCGTCGACGCGACGGCCGCAATCATCCAAGCAAGGATGGCCGACCTCGAGCCCGCCATCGCATCGTATCGTCAACGCTGGGAGACCGCGAACCCCGATGTGCCGTGGGCCTCCAATCCAACCGTATGGCGCGTCGTGTTTCGCTACCTACCCGAGATGACGCCGCCCGAGTACGCGACGGCCGTCTAATGGCGGTTGTCGCCCAAGAAAGGAACAGCATGAACACCGAGCAGGCCGAAGACGAGTTCTCCAAGAAGCGGCGCCTTGCCGCTTTGACCACCGAGCTGGCTGCTGCTGTCACCACCGCCGCCGGGGCCATCGACGCCATGCGCCAGGCGGGTCTCAGCAGCAGGACCATCATCCGTCAGACGCTACAGGAATTGCGCCCAGTCTTTCCTCGCGAGATCGAGTTCCTTCAGGATGACTCGATGACTGAGGCCATGTCCGGGTTGATGGAACTACTGGAGGTCATCCTGCGGGGAGACGCCGAAGTGGCCGGTCGCCGCGTAATCGGGATGATGGAGGGAGATCCGATGTTCGCGGGCGTCGTCGCCAAGATGGAATCCGCCATCGACCGCTTCGGTACCTTGATCCCTGCTGGAACGCTTCCTCCGTCTCCCCCTTGTCCGAGCTGGGCCACCATCCAGCGCCTCTTCAAGGAGAACCCCTCCCCGTTGCCCGACCAGGCGCCCGCGATCGAGTGCGGGGTGATGCTTCGCGGCGTTCCGGTCACGCTGACCGGATCGCTCTCCGAGACCCCGGAGAGAGGACTCCGGCTCATGTCACCGGATCCGGCGCAGGAGCGGCCGATCCGACCTGGTACGCCGGTGAAGATGATCGAGCAGTTCTTCGACTACGAGGATGTCATGGTGGTCGCGGTGCGGCGCGCCGTGACCATGGAAACGCAGCGCATCATCCAGTCGTCGTAATCTCTGCGTCGCAGTAGCACCTCTTGAAACGACACGCCCGGCCCTTGAGCGTGTACTGCCTACTCGTATCGAGGTCAGTGATGATGCCGTAGTCGCCTGGGCCTCTACTGTATCCTTCCGGCGTCCGGAGCTTGGCAGCGTCTTCGGCGCTGACGCGCAGCGCTACCCTCTCGCCGTTGAACATCGGCGTCAGATAGGGCGGTTCCAGCGGGATCTCGTACTTCACCTTGTCGGCCGACATCGGCCATGGACCCATGATCATTCGTCATCCTCCTCGTCGTCTTCTTCGTCGTCCTCATCAGCGTGGTCTGCCTCGGCGCCATCCCCTCCGAACCGCTGGCCCAATTCCTCCACGACAGGCTGCTCGAGCGCGTAGGCGAGTTCGTCCGCGCGCCCTTGCAGATACGCGGCGTAGGCTGCATCTCCATCTCCGCCGGCGGCCTTGATCTCGTCTTCGTTGGTCTTGATCCATTCCCGCTTGGCCTTGCCGCTCTCAAGCGGGGCGGCGGCTCGAGAGGCAGCCGTCAGGATCGTGTCGCGCAAGGGCGTACCCATGCGCACCATCTCCTCCGCGAGCGCCTCCTCGTCGATGTCGTTCTTGAGCAGGCGCTTCTCGCACCTCCCCTCCACGTAGAACTGCCAGTAGTCACCATGGATGGTTGCCATCGGGGGATCATACTTGACTTCGCCTCCCCTCGCGTATAGTTTTGTAGAACATGTTGCGAACACCGGACACGGATGCGAACGATGGCTCGGACGACGCGTCCGATCTATCGGTCGGCGTGCACACCCGGGTCTCACCAGCGGCCGACGATCTGATCAAGGAGAGGGCCCGTCAAGACGGCATCAAGCCGGCTACCTGGGTCAGGATCAGGATCTACGAAGCGCTGGGGATTCTGAGGAGACGGGGGCGCAAGTGAACCGCCTGCCCCCCGGTCGTCGCCCGGCTGCTACCCAGCCCCGCCAGCAGGCTGCCTGGAGTCGGGGGACAGTCGACCGGGTGCCGTGCCCGCACTGCGGACGGCCCAACGACTTTCGCGAGCTCGATGGGCAGCAGCTCCTTGATACTGGACACAAGGTGATCTGCCGGGGTGAGAACCCCGGTGAGGGCTGCGGTCAACTGATGGAGGTGGTGGCGATCCAGACGATCAAGGTGCTGGCAGTCAGGCCGATTCGGGTGACGGATCAGCAGAACCGCCAAGCGCTCACCATGTCGCACGCGCAACTTCAGCGCTATCTCAAGTAGCGGTAGCTCAACTGGTTACGCCGTCCAACCCGCATAAAGGACAATGACCAAGATGGACATCGAACTGACACCGGCGGAACTGTCCGCCATGGAGCTCCTTCAGATCGCAGATCGCGCCGCCGATGGAAATGGAATCGACAGCGGCAGGGCGCTGGCGCTCCTTCGCCACATCCAGTGGCAGGCCGACGAGATCGAGAAGATCCGCGTGCGGCTCGACCCGTACCTGGATCAGGCGCACGGCAGTCCGGCCATCTCGCTGCACTGAGGCAACCCATGGCGAATGAACACCGAACCGGGCCCATTGGCTACAAGTATACCTGCGGCGTGCCCTCCTCCGCGTGCCGCGGCACCAAGATCTCAACATCCTCCGGGCTGACCTCGAGTTCGCAGGGACATGCGCACGGGACGCCGGAGGAGGCGTTCCGTTGCCGATCGGGATGGCTCGTCTCTCAGGGGTACACCAAGATCGGAAGCCGGGCCTTCCAGCCGCCTCCGCACATCGGTGGCGGTGTCCTGGTGCTCACCAAGCCCTGCCGGTTCGGTGGTCGAATGCGCGGCGGCAAGGGTTCTCGTTACATGCCCAACGCCCCGCGTACCATCGGCCGGCGCGGTGGGAACGTCGTCGCCTACTGATCACAAGGAGTTCTGTGCCCAAGCCCGAAACCGACATTGAGTACCATGTCACACTTAGGTGCCCGATCTTCCTGAAGCTCGGCGACAAGTTGGTCGGCGTCCGGTCATTCGATGCCAGGACCGAATGGGAACCCGGCTTTCTGGTCGACTCCATTGTCTTCCGCACGGATCGGATCTGGATGCACGGCGGATCGGGTACCTTGCGCGAGGGCGTGAGTTTCAAGAGTGAACTCACGATCTCGCGCGACAACATCGCTGGCTTGGTCCCGCAGCCGTTCGTGGAGCGCTGAGCATGACGGACTCTATCGAAGTCATCATCCTAGCGCAGGGGGCGCAGCGGCGGCTGGGAAACCATGCAGGGCCCAGGCAACTCCTGCCGCTGCCAGCGTGCGGCGGCGCACCGATACTGTCGCGGACGCTGCGGCAACTAAGCGAGATCGGTTGCCCGGTGACGGTGATGGTGGTGGCCGAGTCCGCGTTCACTGATGCCCTGTTTCAGATCGCGAAGTGGCGGGTCTACACCACAAGCGTCGAGTTGCCGGTGCCGGGGAACTCCGCCCTCAAGGGGATCGCTCGCTACCTTGAGCTCCGCGACGCCCAGGGGCGCCGCTACCAGCGCACCATCGTGCTCTTGGGAGATGTCGTGTACTCCTGGGACTGCCTGCTGGAGATCTGGGACATGTCCCAGGAGTACGGGTTCGTCGGCAGCCGGAATCTCTCCCTGTCGAAGGGCGATCTGTGGGGCGCCGGGTGGTCGAGGCCGTACGAAGACTGGATGCTGACCAACCTTCGCGACGCCTTGCTGCGACATCCCCCGTTCGACGACGATCCGGAACCCGGTCAACTCCGCCGGTGGATCAGCGGCATGCAACGCGGCGACCTCGCCGACCATATCGTGAAGCTTCGGCGGGCGGCCCACTACGCGGACGTGGACGACTACACCCACGACATCGACATCGCGCACGATCTGGTGCTCCTGCCCGAGTTGTCGGCGCTCGCCGCCACAGACGATGCTAAGCACGGCGTGATCTGGACCAACCCGTGAGCTGGCAGATCTGGCCTCGATCATCGGTTGGCATCGTCGTCATCTGGGGCTGACAGAATGCCAGGGGAAAGGCAACGTGAAGATCACACAACACATCGATTTGGCGTTGTGGCCGTACCTGCGAAGCGGCGTCGCCTGCGCGGCGCTGATGGTCGTCTACTTCGTGGGCATCGGAGCCATCGCCCTGCTTGTACAACCACTCTGGCTCATGGTCGCATGCGACGCCGTCGCACTGGCCTTCGCCATGCTGTCGATAGGCTCGCGCCATAGATACGCGCTGTGGAGAGATTCGCACGCTCGCACAAGTACGCGCCGGAGGGCCTCGCGATGAACGACATCATCACAGATCTACTCGGCAAGCGGGTCACCGTCAGCATGTGGATGACCAAGGGCTCCTCGCGGGACGCCGATGGCGACATGGTCCGGCTCATCACTGGGATCGTGCGGGCGATCGGGTCGGGGCCCGACTGTTTCATGGTGCTAGTGCAGACCGAGATCGCCCACAAGGGATCTCGCAAGGTCGGCGCGCTCACCATGTTCTCCATCGGCCCCAGGGGAGGTGTGGAAGTGGTGCCGGAGTCGGAGACCATGTTCAAGTATCGGCGCCTACAAGAACTGCTGCACGCCGCGCAGATGCGCAAGGACGACTCGCTCCAGAAGGTCCACCTGGACGAGATGCAGGCCTTGTGGCCAGCGCTGTCCAAGGACGAGCAGTCGGTGACCGACAGGTGCACGAGAGCCCACGAGTACGTGTTTCAGTTCGCCAAGAGCGAGGACTACTACTACGACGCGGACGCCATTCGTGGGCCGCTTGCACCCAAGACGCTTACAACCTTCGGCACCACGCGCCAATCCAAGGGTACCGATACGCTGGGCAAGGTGGCCTCCCACAACTGGGCGCGCGATGTCCCTGTGCGGAGGCCGAAGCTGGACGAGGATGGCGAGCACGCTGGCGCCAACAAGCGCTCGGTCTGGACGGTGCGCGATGCTGACCGCCTGAAGTTCGCCGAGGAGCAGGCGACGGTCTGGGCAGCGGTGGCTACCTACATCCGTGAACACCCCCACGGCAAGCACTCGGTCTGGCCCGTCACGCCCCAGCCGTACGCTGGTGCCCACTTCGCCACCTTTCCGCCTGATCTGATCGAACCCTGCATCCTGGCCTGCTCGCGTCCTGGTGACCTTGTGCTGGACCCGTTCTTCGGCTCGGGGACCACGGGTCAGGTAGCCGAGAAGCACGAGCGGATCTGGATCGGGTTCGACATCAACCCCAAGTACGCCGAGCTCGCCAAGGAGCGCACGGCGCAACGCAGCTTGCCGCTGTCACGGTAGAAGGAGTTCGTCATGGCGACCGAGTATCTATCCCCGTTCCATCTGTGCCCGCTTGCTCGTGTCGGATCGCTCATGTACTTCAGGCCACCTCCGCACACCGACCAGCGTGTCCGCCTGGAGACCAACCGACAGATGCGAGACTACGTGGACAAACATCACCCGGGTGCCGCTCTGGCGCTGGGTACGGCCAGGCAGTTCATGGGCGAGACATGGCCCGGTCCCGCCAATCAGGTCATGATCGCGGTGTGTGACCGAGAGGACATCGAATCGGGCGGCGCGCTCGTTCTCGCCTTTATCCTCGGGGGGATTGTCCCCAAGGGGGCCTCGATCCCTCCGGGGCACGATGCGGCGTCCGGATGTATTCCCTTCGACATGGAACATGCTTGGGCCGACGCCGAAGACAAATTCCCTCGCCGCAACTGAAGGAGTTCATCATGGCCGACCTCAAGATCGCCAAGCCAGCGACCGACGCCGAGAAGAAGACCCAGACCACCACGGACACGTGGGAGTTCACGGCCGCGACCGCCAAGACCTGGCGCTCGCCGCCGTTCCAGCGCCCGCTCCGCGTGAATGACAAGGTCACGACCGCTGCTGCTGAGATCAAGGAGTCGGGCGGGGTCATCTCGGGCACCTTCACGATCGGGATCTTCGACAAGGAGCGCTGGCTCGTGGATGGCCAGCACCGCAGGGAGGCGTTCTACCTGAGCGGCTGCCCGACGGGTTATGTCGATGTGCGGATCATCCACTTCGATTCAATGGCGGACATGGCCGACGAGTTCGTGCGGGTGAACAGCCGCCTCGTGAACCTGAAGCCCGATGACATCGTGCGGGGGATGGAGGCGTCCTGCGAGCCGATCGCCAAGCTGCGGCGGAAGTGCTCCTACGTGGGCTACGACAACGTGCGGCGCAACGAGCGCTCGCCGGTCATCGCCATGTCGCAACTCCTGCGCTGCTGGAACGGCTCGGCGAACGACACGCCCAGGACCGGAGGCGTGTCGGCCGCACAACTCGCGGAGCAATTCACCATGGACGACTGCGAACAGTTGATCCAGTTCATGGAGTGCGCGTTCACCGCCTGGGGCCGTGACCCGCAGAACAATCGGCTGTGGTCGAGCCTGAATTTGACCCTGTGCATGTGGCTCTATCGCCGGATCCACCTGACGGCGTACTCGGCGAAGACTCAGCGGGTGGACCGCGACCTCTTCACGAAATGCCTGATGACTGTCTCCGCTGCGGAGATCTATGTGGCGTGGCTCATGGGTCGCCAACTCTGCCCGCGTGACCTTGCTCCGGCATACGGCAAACTCAAGGGATTGTTCTCGACACGGATCGAGAAGGAGACCGACAAGAAAGCGTATTTGCCTGCGCCATCCTGGACCTCGCACAGCTAGGGGAGCAACGATCATGGCGAGGATCCCTGTCGACGAAGTCATCACCCATCTTCATGGGGTGGGCACGGAATACATCACAACCGACAAGGCCACCAAGCGCGTCACCGGCGGCGGAATGGCAACGCTAGACATCGTTCGGCGAGCGGATGGGCAGGTGAGCGTGGACATCACATTCATGTTCCGGGGGTTCGAGTTCAGGGTGCCCCAGCAGGAGTGGGACAGGGTGATGGCGAGGATTCAGGGCCAGGATGGCGGGCACTTCGGTCGCGCGATCGATCTTCTTCAGGAGTGGTGCGGCAAGCGCGGTATCAAGATCGATGTTCGACAACAGACGCGATGCTACGTGTTTGCCAATCGCTTCCTCTATGCGGAACTCCCTCATGGCGAGCGGATGATGTTCGACGGTCGTGAGTGGCACGTGGCTGAGAGGATCAAGTTCTGATGACCGCCCGCAAG